CCGGCGTAAGCCGGTCCATCTTGGCACATCTCGGTGTGTCGGAGAGTGGATAAAGTCTCGTCGCCTAACTGGCTTCTTGACTCCCTCAACCATCCGACGACTCATGTCTCTTTGAGCGTATGAGTCGTCACCATTACCGGCCAGCATGTTGCTAGCCGGTTTACAACCCTTCAGATTTATTCACCTCTACCTTAGGAGAGACTCATGTACCAGCAATCCACTCGCAGCATCCTCATGTCCGAAATGGTCCGTCAAGCCACGCTAATCCTTGGATTAGCAAAGCCGGTAGACCCTGTCGTTCTGGGGCTGTCGCGCGCAGTAGTTGATTCATGGTCTGTCCTAGTACGCAAGCAGTTGATTACCGAGCGCCCCCACACGACCCGTCAGGGTCTGGAGGCGCTCGACGCTCATGCCGAATGCGTAGCAGTGGTGAATCAGTTCGGATCGAACCTCACGGTTCAGGAGATCCAAGCTGTTCGGGGTTGGCCGCAGATCCCTCACGGGGTCCGCGGCGCGCTTTAAGCGCAAGCCCGAAAGGGCCATGGGGGCCTAAATAGGGATCTTAACTATTTAGGAGGGCTTTATGGCCGAGTCAGGATCCACCGTACTTAAGGGTGGTTTTGAAACGGTTGGTGTGTATTGTAATGCTGACGGGAAACCGCCCATTCCTACATACCAATCGAATAAAAACATCATCGTGTACAGTGATACCTGGTCTCGGTCGTCGAGCCGAACCCCAGGATACCATAATCCCAAGAGGGTAGGACCGTTAAGACCTAACGCGTTCTCCTATTCAAGGGACCTTGGTATCGTGAGCCCAGGTTTTGAGATAGATGCCTCGACATATGGCACTAAACCGACGACGTATGGGTATTACTACCAGACGTCGACGGGCCAGCATGACTCGGTGTTCAGCATGTATCAGAATTCCGATAACACTGCTGCTCAAAACTGGCTGTCCTCAGCTGACCTTAATACCCTGGACCGACAGGCGCGAAATGCCCTGTTGACCAAGATTAAGAATCAGAGTGTCAACCTCGCGGTTGCCACGGCTGAGGCAGGGAAGACTATGCAGATGGTCGGTGACACTGCCATCAAGATAGCTTCCGCTCTCCATGATCTCAGGCAGGGCGACTTCGTCGGCGCTGCTAGAAATCTTGGCGTCGCTGCTGGGAAGCGTGCGAAATCGCGCTTCTCGAAGGCTTGGGTTCAAGATCGAACCAAGGCTATAGGCAGCGGGTGGAACTCCCTCAACTACGGTTGGCGGCCCCTCCTTGATGACGTCTACGGCGCAGCTGTTGAGTGCGCCGGGGCAGGTAATCAGGGGGTGGTTTGCACTTCCAAAGTAAGGAAGTCGAAAACCACTGATGTCCAGTTCCAGAAACGGTCGACCTATCAAAAACAGGTTGAACGCTGGGTACAAACTGGATACAACAAGACTGACGTGCAGTATAGTGTCACTTATACACGCAGTCTTGGAGCTACCCAGGACCTACCTAGATTGGGAATAACTAACCCAGCTCTAGTTGCCTGGGAGCTCGTCCCCTACAGCTTTGTCATCGACTGGTTTCTGCCGATCGGTAACTGGTTGGGAACACTTGACGCCACTCTTGGCGTTACGTTCCATTCCGGATACCGAACGACATTCCAGCGGTGCGAGGTTGAAGAGGATCACACTCTCTCCGATGCCGACTCGCCGAAAATGAAGCGTAAACATCAGTTGTTCAAGAAGGTGCGGGTAAATCGAACCGTTCTCTCGGAATTTCCGAGTCCGGCTCTCCCGCAATTCAAGAACCCCGTGTCTATGCAGCATATGTTTAACGGGCTAGCATTGCTAACTAACCTCATTAGGAAGTAAACACCAATGACTGCAATTGCAGCACTGACTTTGGCCGACGGTCAAGCGACCCCGGTCAATCACACCTTCTCCCCTGTCAACATCGATGCGGGGGGCGTCGCGCGCTGGGCAGACCGTAGTAGCGGTATCGCTATCGGTTTCCCCGTCATCTCGCAGTCGCTGCGGAACCCGACCAAGGGTTCTCGCAACTACCGCATGACCGCTAAGGTGCAACTCCCGGTGCTCGAAGTCACGAGCCCTGGTACGGCTACCGGCATCCAGCCGGCACCGACCAAGGCCTATGATCTTCTGGCAACGATCGAGCTGGTCCTGCCCGAACGTTCCACTCTGGCTCAAAGGAACGACCTGCTGGCGTACGTCAAGAATCTCTTGGCGAACCCGGCTGTCGTCCCGCCGGCAGTGCAGAACTTCGAACAGGTCTACTAACCGAACAATTCGGCTTGTAGCCTAGTAGGCCCAACTAGAAAGGAGTTACACATTATGTCATCCATGAGGAGACGTAATTCCGAGCTTTTGTTAGAGGCTCGGGCTTATCGCGCACGCCCGTCGGACACCGACGCTGATATTCATCGCTTCTTATCTTCTATTGATACGCCTAGAGCGTTAACAGTCTGGCTCCTTTACAAACATAAGGAACATGACCAGTTGACGACCCTCGAGTGCGATCCATCGCACTACCCTAACGGGTACGTATTTAGAGACGACTACGTCGCTACCAATTTCTTATCGAAGGCGTCGTTCTTGCGAACGACCTTCGACAGGAAGCAAGTGGCGATCGAGAAGTTCAAGAAATTCGAACTCCTATGTCGTGAGACGAATCAGCGATTCAGACGACCTGATCTTGATCCGAAAAACATCGGATCGAGCGTCTGGTTGCTCAATGCAACCAAACGGAAAATCTCAAGTATTCTGGGTAGCTATTCGCCGGATGAGTTTGTCGATGAAGCAAATTGGGGGCCGGGAGTCTCTACCCTTATCAAAGGCGAAGAGGTCTCGGCTATCAATAAGTTCCACGACGAACGTGGGATAACGCGCGACTTGTACTCCCTTACGACCTCGTGGTTTCACGTGGCGTACCCTCTATGGCACGATAGCTTATCCCGAAGGTTCGGAGAGAACTATTTTGCCATGCAGGTTGGGAACGAAATCGTCACTGTGCCGAAGAATTCGAAAACGGACCGTGTCATAGCAATCGAGCCAGGGATAAATCTCTGGTTTCAGAAAGCCATTGGCAGTATGATCCGTCGTAGACTTCAACGGCGCGGCGTTGACTTAAATGATCAGACTCGGAATCAGCAGCTAGCCCGACTCGGGTCCCTTACTCGGGGACTTGGGTCTTTAGCAACTGTTGACTTTTCGTCTGCGTCAGATAGCATCTCTACTGAAGTGATCCGGGAGCTTCTGCCCCCAGATTGGTTCCAGCTATTGGATGCGTGTCGATGCCGCCTCGGCAAGCTTGATGGCGAGCTCATTAAATGGGAGAAGTTCTCCAGTATGGGGAACGGCTTCACTTTCGAGCTCGAGTCCCTGGTGTTCTACGCAGCCGCCTTGGCGGTTTGCGAGTACATCGGGGCGGATACGACACACGTCTCGGTTTATGGAGACGACGTGATCATACCCTCGTCAGCTTACGCTCTGTTCTCGAAGTTTTCCGACTTCCTTGGGTTCCGAGTCAATCCGTCAAAGAGTTTCGAAGACGGGTGGTTTCGTGAATCCTGCGGGAGTCATTACTTTCGAGGTGTCGACTGCAAGCCTCTCTACTTAAAAGAGAGAATCAGACATGTGGAAGCCATTTACAAACTGGCTAATGGTATCCGGGGCTTGGCTCATCGCTACGGTTTTAATCGTAGTTGTGATCGCCGGTTCCTGGATTGTTGGACTCACCTTTTCCTCCGGGTTCCGGAGCCACTTCGGCTCTGGGTCCCATTCGGGTTCGGTGATGTCGGCTTCGCCGGAAATTTCGACGAAGCCTGTCCAACAAGAGCTCGGTACGGACACGAAGGATGGTCCTTCCGAGCCTTAACCACCCTTGCGGTCCGCAAGGAGTCTGATGCGGACGCCGTGTTACTAGCGCGTCTGTGGCAGCGGTCAGTCGACAAGGATGTACGAAATACGTACACCCTCAGAGGTCGAGTGCGACGTCACTTAACCGTGATTGTCGCAGTACAGTGGTACAACCTTGGCCCGTGGTGGGATTGAATTACACCACGGTGAGCTGAGCTTAATCCTCCCCAGAGGTTAACCTGGGTGGTCGAGGGTATTCCCCTCTCAGATAAAG